ACATCTACGGCAACGCAACGGTCAAGTACATCTGCGGCAGCGCAACGGTCAATAACATCTACGGCAACGCAACGGTCAAGAATGCAAAAGGATTGTCTGTTATTGTTGGCAGTCGATATGGTTGGGACAAAAAAGATACTTTAATTCTTGCTGAAAATGCTACTTTTAAAGATTGCCAAACAAAAACGATTTATCAATCTGGCGATTGGAAGTTGGTTAGTGTTGATGAAAAGGAGCGGAAAGCATGAGCAAGCAATTAATTTTTAAACCGCCGGTAGTAGATGTTGAAAGCGTAGAGGTAGTGCGAATAACGCCGGCGGCAAGCGAGGTTGTAACGGCCGTTATGCGGGAAACCGGGTTGTCGGGCCGGTACATTGTAAGCCAAATGATTTTGTTTTGTAAAGACAAGATTAAAATTGAGCGCAAATAACGAAAGGGGAATTTAAAATGGCAAAAAGACGGCACGGGCCGGTATCGGTTCAAAAGGCGATTGAGATTTACTACAAGCACGCCGAGCTGGGAACAGACGAGATTAAGGAGCTGTTTGGCTGCTCTAACGCGGTGGCCTGTAAGTACCGCATTATGGTGCGGGAGTATGTGGCAAAGAACTGCGCCTTTGAGCTGGACGGCTTATTGGTTCCAACCGAGGAGGCTTATGCAGCCTGGGGCATTGACATTGCAAGCTACGAAAGGCGGTTCGCCAAGCTGCAAAAATACAATTTTGTGTAAGGAGGGAAAAGCAGTGATTTTAACCTTGGTGCCAACCTTAATTTTGGTTTCTATTTTAATTTTTTTAGCGGTAGGCGCGTTAATAGCGGTTACCATGTGGAGCCGGAACGAAAAGCTGGCAGACGATTACCGGCAGCGGAACACCCGACTGCAGCTAAAGGCCGAGGCGCAGGAGTACGAGCTGCGCAGCCTAAGGGCCAAGCTGAATTTTTTAGAGCAAAACGGTGCGGGGAAATAAAAAAGCGGGGCCCCGGGAAACCGGAACCCCAAAAAAGAAAAGGAAATGACCTAAACCGGCGCCGAAAGGGCAGCACCATTGGTTTAGATTGTACCTTTAGTATATCACAAAAAACAAAATTTGTCAAATGAAAGGGTTTTGAAAATGAACGAGTTTGAATTTGCTTACAATTTAATTTCGCTGCTGAAAGCGGAATACCCGGAAACGGTTGTTACCGGGCTGGAACATAACGAATATTCCGAAAGCAAGGTTAAAACCGAGCTGACCCTGGCTGACGGCACCAAGCTAAAGATTGGGCTAAGCTGCGAAAAGCCAAAGGAGCCGGAAAAGGAGCTGACCGAGGCATGAGCTTAGCGGAACTGACGCTGTTAGACCTGTTAACCCAGCCCGCAGTGCTTAAATGTGATAACTGCGGTTTGGAGTTTGACGAGGACGCGGCCGGAACCACAATTGAAACGCACGGTTTTACGGCCCCGCCTTACGAGCATTTAATGTGCTGCCCTCGGTGCCGCTGCACCGGGCTTTACGAAATTGAACTGTGAGGGAAAGAAAATGACCGAAAAGGAGTACCGGGAGCACCCGGCCGTTAGTCGCTCGGAACTTTGGAAAGTCCGGGAAAGCCCGGAAATTTTTAAGTATTTTAAAGAGAACCCGCTGGAGCCAACGCCGGCTTTAGTGTTTGGGCAGGCGTTTCATAAAATGGCGCTGCAACCCGAAAGCTTTTACAGTGAATTTGCCGTAATGCCAAAAGTGGACCGCCGCACCAAAGCGGGCAAGGCAGCCTTTGAGGAATTTTGTGAACAATCGGCAGGGAAAACGGTTATTACGGACGAGGAATTGCAAACCATTACAGAAATGTGCCATTCGCTGTATAACCAGCAAAATGCCGAGGTTCGCGAAATGATTAGCAAATTGCTTTCGGGCGAAAAGGAAAAGGAATTTTTTTGGCGGGATGATTTAACCGGCGAGGAATGTAAGTGCCGTGCAGATTGCGTTTCTGCCATAAACGACTTGAATATTATTGTGGACTTAAAAAGCTCTAATGACGCAACGAGTGAGTATTTTCAAAGCGCCGCGCCCAGGTACGGGTACGATTTTCAAGCCGGAATGTACCGTGAGGGCATTGAAAAGTGCACCGAAAAAAAGCACCTGTTTGCTTTTATTGTAGTTGAAAAGCAGCCGCCGTACGCTGTTAATGTTTTTCAAGCAGACGAATTTTTTATAAAGCATGGGTACGATATTTTTCGCGAGCTGATAGGCATTTACCACGATTGCAAAACAACGGGCAATTGGTACGGCTACCTTGGGAAATACAATGTAATTAATAATTTAAGCCTGCCCGCGTGGCTGGCAAAGGGGATTGAATAATGAATAACAATGAAATGACCGTTCAAAACGAGCAAAAGCAAAACTTGCCGGCAGCGCGCAACGGAATAAGCGCGCAGCTGGATAGCATTAACCAGGGCACTATTGCCATTGAGGCGAGCCGGGCCATTGCCGAAGCGCAGGGGAAATTAACCGACGCAAAAAGAAACCCCCGCAACGAAATTGTGGCCTTTCAAAAGGTTATGGAGGCCTGCTCCCGCCCCGCTATGGCGTTGAGTGCCTTTTATAAATTTCCGCGCGGCAACCAAAGCGTGGAGGGGCCTACCATTCGGTTTGCCGAGGAACTGGCAAGGTGCTGGTGCAATATTGAGTACGGTATTCGGGAGCTTTCGCAGGATAACGGCAAAAGCGAAATGCAGGTGTACGCGTGGGACTTAGAGACCAACACCCAAAGCGTTCAAAACTTTACAAACCTGCACCAGCGTGAAGTAAACGGCAAAATGCGAACACTTACCAGCCTGCGGGATATTTACGAAAACAACGCCAATATGGCAACCCGCCGCCTGCGTTCAAGAATATTGGCTGTGCTGCCGAACTGGCTGGTTGACGAGGCCATAAAGGAGTGCAAAAAGACCTTAAAAAACATGGCCGAGGGGAATAACGAAATGCCGCTGATTGACCGTATTAAAAATATGGTGGTGCAGTTTGCAAAATACGGTGTTACCAAAGAACAGATTGAAACACGGCTAAAAAGAAAAATTGACACCATGAACGCCGACGATTTTGTTGAATACATTGGCATTTTTAACGCTATTAAAGACGGCACCACAAAGGTTGCCGATTGGTTTGAGGCGCCGGAGGAGGCCGCCGAGCTTACGGCCGCGTTAAAGGAGGGGTGACAAGAGATGTTTAATTTTGTAATATTAACGGGTCGCCTTACCGCAGACCCGAAATTGCAAACAACGCAAAGCGGCGTTTCGGTTATTCGGTTTTCTATTGCCGTGCAGCGTTCTTACCGTAAAGGGGAGGAGCCGGAAACCAATTTTATTACCGTTATTGCCTGGCGGCAGCGGGCAGAATTTGTGGCGAAGTATTTTAAAAAGGGCAACATGATTGGCATTGAGGGCAGCATACAAACCCGCAAGTACCAGGACAAAGACGGTAACAACCGCACCGCGTTTGAGGTAATAGCTAACGAGGTTCAATTTGTTGAAAGCAAAAAGAGCAGTGACATTAATGTTACCGCCGGGGAACCGCCGCAAGCCGTTGTGCCAAACCTGCCCGTTGGAACCGCCGCAAGCGTTACTGTGGAAAATGCGGTTGATGATGATTTACCCTTTTAACGGAGTGTAAGCATGGTTATTGTTGATACGCGAGAGAAAAAGAACGCGCATATACTTAAGTATTTTACGGCCCACCAAATCGAATATAAGCTGCAAAAAATGGATGTGGCAGATTACCAGCTGGAGGGCGCCGATATGCTTGTTGTTGACCGTAAGCAGAATTTGGACGAGCTGGCCCGCAATTTAATGAACCGCAGCGACCATGCTCGGTTTTGGAAAGAGGTACGCCGCGCGAAAGAGCGCAGCACCAAGCTAATTGTTTTGTGCGAACATGGCGGCCAAATTAAGGATATTAAAACTGTTGCGGGCTGGCACAGTAAATACAGCCCGGTTTCCGGCCGTGCGCTTATGGATGAAATTTACCGGGTGCACATTGCCTACGGCGTTGAGTTTTTATTTTGTGACAAGCGCAGCACGGGCAAAAGAATTTTAGAGTTGTTAGGTGAGGGAAATGGCAAAGGCTAATGCGGAATATGTAAAACTGAAAAACCCGATTTTAACCGTGCTGGCCCGGTATGGCCTAACGCCGGATAAAAAAGGCTTTTTGTGCTGCCCGTTTCACAGCGAAAAAACCGCCTCGTTTAAGGTCTACCCCGAAACCAACAGCTTTCACTGCTTTGGCTGCGGGGCAACGGGGGATGTTATTGACCTTACCTGCCGAATAGAGCAGGTTGGGTTTACCCGGGCGGTGGAGCTGCTGGGCGGTGCGGATATGACCTTTTCGCAGCAGCGGAAAGCGGCACAGATAAAGCGTAAGCAAGAGCAGCAAGCAAAACGCCGGGAGGAAATTAAAACCCGTTATTGGCGAGATTTTGACCGTTTAAAGCAAACCGAGGACGAAATTGCAGCACTGCGGCCCAAAACGCCGGAGGAGGAACCCAGCCCGCAGTTTTTAGCGGCGCTCGGTCGGCTTTCTGGCCTACAATATTCCTTAGAACAAAGCGAAAAGGAAGTGATGAACCGTGGACTTTAGCAATTTAAGCGCCCGGGAGCTTTACAGCGACAGCGTGATTAACGAAATATTTGACGAGACCGACCCGGTAACACGGGAGCAAATGATTATTGACCTAAAGGAGCGCGCCGACGAGTTTGGCCGCAAAACAAGGGAAAATGTTGACCGGCTGGTTCGCGCGGCGGAACGCAGCGAAAAAGAGCAAAAGCGGCAGCAGGAAAGGGAAAGCAAACGCTCGGCCCGGTCGGATGATAATTACACCGACTTTGGCTCCAAATACCCGGAGCTGCGCTGCGGGGCCTGGATTGCCGACAGCAGCGGGATTGCCGACCCTTACGCACGGTTTGACCAAAAGATAGTTTGTTCGCACCCGGTGCTGCCGGTTCAAATTATTAAAAATGTTGAGGAAGGCACCCAAAAGGTAAAGCTGGCCTTTAACGCGGGGGACGGCTGGCAGGAACGCATTTACCAGCGCAGCATTTTAGCTGACCGTGCCAAGGTTATTTCACTGGCAAATGACGGTATTTCGGTAGATTCCAATAAATCCAAAGACTTTGTGCGGTACATTTCCACCCTGCTGGACCTTAATTTTGATACCCTGCCGCGCCGGAGCGCAACGGTTAAAATGGGCTGGAAAAAGAACGGGTTTATGCCGTACAACACCGATTTGGAATTTGACCGGGACGGACGGTTTGACGCGTTATTTGATTCGGTGCACAGCGCCGGCAGTCGGGAAAAGTGGCTGGACTTTGTGTTGCGGCTGCGCCAAACCAATCGGTTAGAGCCGCGGGCCATGATGGCGGCAAGCTTTGCCAGCGTTTTATTAAAGCCGTGCGGTCTGCTGCCCTTTTGGTTTAACATTTGGGGCACTACGGGCGGCGGTAAAACGGTTTGTGTGCTGCTGGCGGCTTCTATTTGGGCCGAGCCGGTAATTGGCCAGTTTATTACCGATTTTAAGGACAGCGCCGTAAGCTACGAGGTTCGGGCCAACTGTTTAAATAACCTGCCGTTTTTTATTGACGATACCGCCCAGGTGCGCCGCCTGTTAAAGGACGATTTTTCAGCCATGATTTATAAGCTGGCCTCGGGCAAGGGGCGTGGGCGCAGTAATGTGCGGCTGGGGGTAGATACCGAATACACCTGGAACTTTACTATTGTTTGCTCGGGCGAAACGCCGCTGAGCAACGAAAAGCTGCAGGGCGGCGCCGTAAACCGGGTGCTGGACTTTGAGGTTGACGAGGGCAATATTTTTGAGGACGGACAAAAGGCGGCCATTTTACTGAGTGAAAACTACGGCTTTGCCGGCCGGGAATTTGTAGAGGCGGTAAACGCTATTGGGTTTGACCGGCTTTTACAGCTGCAGCAGCAAATTTTTGAGGAAATAAAGTCCCCGGAAATTGAGGACAAGCAGACCCGCAGCCTATCTGCTGTGCTGTTGGCCGATAAAATCGCCACAGACTACATTTTTAAAGACGGGCGTTATTTAACCTTTAACGATTTAAAACGCGTCCTGGCGGATAAAAAGGCCCTTTCCGAGAACGAGCGCTGCCTGGACTACCTTTATGACAGCGTAAATATTAGCATTAACCGGTTCAACCCCGACTATTACAACGAGTACAAAGGCGAAATGTGGGGCGATTTCCGGGAGGTTGACGGGGTAAGCTGCGTTGTTATTATTAACACGGTGTTTCAAAAAATGTGCAGTGACGGCGGATATTCCTACAAAGGGTTTTTAGCCTGGGCAGTTAAAAGGGGGCTGGTTCTTGCCGGCAAGGACGGAAAAAGTACCAGGCCATTCCGCTTTAAAGGCACCGGGCTATCCCGCTGTATTTGCCTAAAGCTGCGTGAGGAGGAGCCGGCGATTGCCGAAACAGACAGGTTGGCAATATAGGAATTTGTTACACTTGTTACACTGTTACACCGGCAAAACATGATTTTTTAACATTTTTAAATTTTTCACACCGTCGCAAAGGCCTCGCGTGTAGTAAAAAAAAGTGGTGTAACTGGTGTAACGGTGTAACAACCCCTTAAAAAGCCTTTATTTATGCGGGTTTTGCTGTTACACTTCCAAAAAAGCCAAGTGTTACAAACCGTTAAAAAGTGTAACAAAGAGGGTAAAACCGTATGGAAAAGGAAAAAACTGTAAGCTTGTTAAACCGCACCGTACGGTTACACGGCTTTAACCGACTGTATGTGCTGCAAAAATATATTGCATACCGGGACGGCAAAACCGGCAGGCTGGAACATTGTGTGCAGCTTAGCGAAAAGAACAACCCCGGTAATGTTTTGCAAATAGGAATTGAAAAGGTTGAACCAATTGAAACCGAGGCCGAAAGCGTTCCTTTACCGGCAGAACCTAAAGACGAGCTTACCGAAAACAAAGATTTTATTATTAAGCATTTTAACCGTGTTGTTCGGGTAGAGGGTTTAGAAAACTTGTATGTTTTAAAACAGTACATTGTGCAGCGGGAGGGTGAAACCGGCCGGTTGGAACGCAGCGTACAGTTATTGGAAAAGGAAAACAGAAACCATGCCATAGAGGTTGGCATAGAAAGAGTGAGAATTTTATGAGTTGGGAATGTATATTAAACAGAATTATAGCGTTAATTAAGCAAAACGAAGTATTAAAAATTGAAAACGAACGGTTAAGGCGCAGCTTAGACGCCATGCACAACCGGGCTTTAATGGCCGAGCTTGGGTTAAAGTGCAAACAACAACGGGAGGGGTTAAAGAAATGAGTAAAATAAGCGTTTTAATTAAAGAGCCAGGCAAAACACCGCGGCATGTTCATATCAGCAACACCTTAAGCAATCTGCAAAATATAGTTGGCGGGTATATTGAAACCGTAACGCTTTGTAGTGATTTAGTGGTTATCTGCAATGAGGAGGGCCGGTTAAAGCAGCTGCCACACTGCTGCAAAATATGCGGGGTTGATTTTGTAGGCCCAGTAATTCTATGCGGCGTTAAAAAGGACAGGTTCGCAGATTTGCCGGTTGATTGGAAAGCTTTAAAAGAAATGTTTCCGGGGCTGTGGGAGGTAAAACAATGAAAAAAATATCTCGTAAACAAAAAGAATGGATGTATGAAAAATGGTGTCTTGGATATTCTCAGGCAACAATTGCAGCGGCATTAGATGTCAGCATTAAAACCGTTAGCCGGGCCATTCACGGCCGACCGAAAATAATGCCGGTTTTGGAATATGAGGAGGTAGAACAATGACAAACTACGAGCGTATAAAGGCAATGAGCGTGGAGGAAATGGCAAGGCTAATTGATGATATTCAGACTGATGCATTGTTTCTTGAAGGTACAATCAAAGACCTTAAATACCCTACAGAATGGAAAAAATGGTTAAATTCGGAGGTAGAAGCATGTTAGTTTATTTAGTTGAAAAGATATGTGATTATGAATACGGCTGTACAGAGGTTGTCAAAGTATTTTCCAGCGAAAAAGCCGCAAGAGATTATATCAACGAGCAACCTGATGTAGGTGATTTTATATTTTGGGATGGAAGTAATGCACCTATATATGATGTTAATATGTTTGAGGTGGAGAAATGACTGATAAGAAACTAACTGATGAGGAAATTATAAAGGCTTTGGAGTGCTGTTCAACGCCCTGTTGTAAATGTGACGAGTGTCCGTTATATTGTGTTGGTGTGAATTGTTCTTCATTTGAACTTCACAGATATGCCCTTGACCTTATCAATCGCCAAAAGACAGAAAATGACAAGTTAAATGGCGAATTAATAAGCGCATTATCAGAGTTAAGTTTAACGAGGGCCTCTTTGAATAACGCCAAAGCCGAAGCATACAAAGAGTTTGCGGAGAGGTTGAAAGAGGAAATGCGCCTTGAAGATGATTGCGATTATAATTGCCAAGAGTGTTGTTACGAGTGCAACGATTATGTTATCGCTATTGACAATCTCTTAAAAGAAATGGTTGGTGAGGAAGAATGAGAGAAATATTATTTAAAGGAAAGACACTATTAGGTAAATGGATTGAGGGAGATTTGATTCAATATCTTGGATGGGGGAAGGTACATATAGCTCAAAATCACAAGGGTGCAGGCGGTCAAGAAGTTATTCCCGAAACCGTAGGGCAATACACAGGTTTAACCGACAAAAACGGCACAAAGATTTTTGAGGGTGATATAGTAAAACGGCACTGGTTTGACAGAGATTCAATTTACAGAATTGACTACGACAATGGTTTGGCGGCTTTTATAGGGCAACGAGATGCGAGTTATACAACATTTGACTATGATGCGGCTGAATTCGAAGTTATTGGCAATATCTACGAAAACCCTGAATTGTTAAGGAGTGATATAGAATGACACACAAAGTTGAATTAGTCAAAGATTTGATGTATAAAGGCTGTGAACTTCATTGGCATTGTATTTATTGCAATGATTATATACCCGTTCACTGTTATTCAAAAGAAGAATTAGAGAAAATGGAATGTAAGGGGAGTGATATAAAATGACTTGTAAAGATTGTTTGCATTATGAAGCGTGCTGTTATTGGTTGAACAAAGAAAAGAAACATCTAAATTGTGATGATGGGTTTATTTGTGACAATTTCACCAACCGTTCCGAATGGGTGCATTTGCCGTGTGTTGCTATGGTAGAGCAATTTATAAAAGACGGTAAATTTGACCACAGAAAAACGGCGCACAATGGTAGGATAGCGGTTGTATACATAGATAAAAAGAAGTGGAACTCACCGCTTATAGACATTACCGAGCAATTTTACAATACTGACAAAGCACAGGAAAGAATAAAAGCATTGGAGGAAAAGAAATGAACACACAAAATGATTACAACGAGGAATTTGACCGTTTACGCCGAAACCGTGTAGAGGTGTCTTATTACAAATACGGACCTGCGAGGGATAATTTTGGCGGTGGACGGGTAGACGCGTTGGCAACGGCCGAGCGCTGCATAGAGGCTTTTAAGAGGGATAAAAACACGGAGCACTTGCTTGATGCGGCAAACTACTTAATGTTCCGATTTTCTTACCCTTACCCGGGTGAATATTTTAAAGCGACAGACGGCACCGGCTCGGTGGGAACGGTCGGGACGCCAATAAACATGGAGAGGTGAAAAGCCATGCCGAAACGAACCTGCCCGGTGCGGCACTGTGAATTTAAGCGCGGCAACCTGCCTTGTATGTTTTTCTTTCAGTACCGGGACGGCTCGGTTAGTTGCCCGAATTTTAAACGGTTTAAGCTCGCTGCTACGGCGGCTCAGCTGGAAAAGGAAGTGGGGAATAAGCGTGAAAAATAAAATGCGGCGTTATTGTGAAATTTGCGGGGCTGAATTATTTACCCAAAGAACAGCCAAATGCGAAAACTGCAAAAAACACAAAAAAATAAAGCGGAACAACGAAAGGCTGAAAAGTCCTTATCGGAAATTTACCAATAACGCTGCACTGCGTGAATATTTGCTCGAAATTGAAAAACATAATCAGTTAACCGGAAAGCATTTTACTTACGGACAGTACAGCACAAAAAAATAATTTTAACTGGGTACTTGACAAACGAAATAGCGTGGTATTATGGAAATGTAAGATTATATTTTGGGGTGGTGGTATGTCGAATAACAGTAATTTGATACCGAACAGCGAACGAACACCGGAAAGAGTAAAAGAAATAGCACGCAAGGCAGGAATAGCAAGCGGCGCAGCACGGCGTAAAAAGCGTGATACAGCCAGCCTTGTAAGCTTAATGCTTAACAGCAAGCTTTCCGGCGACGATATAGAGCAGCTTAAGCGGGTGAGCAACGATATTAGCCAGGACGATATAACCAATAATGCCTTAATGGTGGCCGGGCTAATAAAATCTGCTATGGCCGGCAATGTAAAAGCATTTCAGTGCTTGCAAAATTACCAGGACAAGGCTGCAGAACCAAACGAGGCGGACCAAAAATATACCATTCCAATAACGGATATTACGGTTGATTTTTTGGAAACTTACCGGCTGGTTCACAAGGTTTTTGAGGGCAAAAGTCCGGTTCAAGAAATTATTTTAAAAGGCGGGCGCGGTTCCATTAAATCTAACTTTTGGAGCGCTTTGGTGGAGGAAACGATCCGCAACGACCCGAAAGCACATTGCGTTGTTACCAGGCGGTATAAAACCGATTTAAGAAATTCGGTGTATTCGCAGCTGATTAAAACCATAACCAGGCATAACAAACTGGACGATTGGGAGTTTACAACTTCACCGTTAATGGCTAAGTACAAAAAAACCGGGCAATGCGTGTTGTTTGTTGGGGCCGACCGTCCAATCAGCTTAAAGTCTTACAATTTGCCATTTGGTTATATTAAGCTGCTGATTAACGAGGAATGTGACGAAATGGCCGGCATTGAGCAGCTGGACAATATTTATGACACCTTTATTCGGGCTGACGCACCGGCGCTTAACATCAAGGTGTTTAACCCGCCCAAATCTGCCAACAACTTTATGAACGAATATACGGCCTCAAAGGTGGGGGATAAGCTAACACATATTACGCACAGTTATTACTACAATGTGCCGGTTGAATGGCTTGGCGAGCGCTTTTTTACCCGTGCAGAGTGGTTTAAGGAGCACAAACCGAAGTATTACGCCAATAACTATTTAGGCGAAGTAACCGGAACCGGCGGCGCGATTTTTGAAAATCTTGAATTGCGCACCATTACGGATAAAGAAATAGCTGCAATGCCGTACTTTTACCACGGGTTAGATTTTGGCTATGAACACCCGCAGGCGTTTATTAAATGCTATTACGACCAGGAAAAAGAAATATTATACCCGGTTGAGGAGGTATATTCCAAACGCTGCAAAAACTCAACCTTTGCCAACAAAATTAAGCAATACAAAACGGTTGAAATAATTGCAGATAGCGCCCGGCCGGATAACATTGCCGATATGAACGATTGGGGTTTTGATGTTACCGGGGCGGTTAAGCGTTGGGGCTCCAACAAGGGGCGGGACTACTGCTGGGAATGGCTGAGACAGTGCAATAAAATTGTACTTGACCGCAGCCGAACCCCGCATTTGGCAGATGAAATGACAAAACTTGAATTTGAACTGTTAAAAGACGGCACATTTTCAAGCGAATATCCAAAGCTCGGCGAGGATTGCGTTATGGCGCTGATTTACGCGCTTAACCGTGTTATTCGTGAAAGTCGGCGCGAGGATCTTTATGCAGATGAAAATTTAGAGGATGGGGATTATAGCAATGACGAACCATAAAAGCCTTTTAAAAACATTTTTCTTAAAAATTGCGGCTAAGCTTGGCCTTGAACTGCACGAAAAAACCGAAAACACGGTTAGTTTTATGGAACATGGCTTTAACCCAACGGCTATTGGTGCCGGTGTGGTTGCCAATATAGCCATAGACGATAGCGATATTGTGATAAGGGGCGAAAGCAATCGGGCTAAGGCTTTAACGGAAATTAAAGATTATTTTCAAAACGAAATTGAAACTGCTGCCGCTACCGTTGCCCTGGCGACCGGGGATTGCTTAATCCGGCCCTTTACAGACGGCGAATTTATTGGCTTTAACATTATTGGCAATGACGATTTTGAAATAACCGAGAGCGTTGGGTTGCATTTAAAGGGCATTATTATTAAGCTGGACGAATACTCCACCGAAAGCAACACTTACCGACTTTTTGAAAGCCAAACGCTGAAAAGCACAGAGCGCGGCAAGGTTGTGGTTGTAAAACGGTTTGCCTTTAAAAATACCGACGAAATTGGCCTTGAAAACACCCAATGGAAAGCCATTAAAACGGACGATATTTTTTTAACCGACCAGCTGCTGATTGGCCGTTATAAATGCCCGACGATTAACCGGGACAATTACAATTCTGTTTCGGGTGTTCCAATTACTTTTGGGTGTGAGGATATTGTTGAAAATGTACGCAAAAAGTACAACCAGTATAACGAGGAATTTAACCGAAAAGAAACCGTAGTGTTTGCCGACCGCTCCTTGTTCCGAAAAGAAAACAAAGAGGACGGTAAAACCCGCCTTGTTCGGGATGGAAAGGAGTATGTTACCTTTAAAGGCGATTTAAACAATGGCATTTCCGATATGATACAGGAATATTCCCCGGATATTCGGGAAACAGAATTTAAGGCCGGAATAGATTTAAACCTTTCAGTACTGGAATTGTGCTGTGGCTTTTCCCGCGGGGTGTTTACAACGCCGGAGACCTCTTTTGCAACCGCTACCGAAATGATCAACAGCCTTAAAAAAACCTTTTCATTTGTTAAGCGGTTTAGGGCCTCTATTGAAAACGGCAATGCCATGCTGTTTAAAACAATTGATTTTATTATAAGCCTAATTGGTAAAACGCCTGTAGGGGATTGGTCGCTGGAACACGATTGGAGCTACGACTATATTGAACAAACTACCGAAAAATTTAACCAATTGCTGCAAGCCCATGCGGCCGGATGCTTAAAGGACGAGGACTTGGTAGGCTGGATAAAGGGAATAAACGAGCAGGAGGCAAAAGAGTACATGGAGGAGCTGCGGCAGCTTAGAACGGATGAGTTAACCAATGTACAAACTACTGAATGAAAAGTGGCTTGAAAGCTTGCCGGAGCCGGTAGTTGAAAACCTGCAGCAACAAAACGCTGAGGTTATTAAAATAATTTGCGACCGCATAAAGTATTTTGGAAACCTGCGGCCAACCGAAATTAACAAGCTGACAAATTCGGTTGCCTTTGCCGGGGCCGATTTAAAGAAAATTGAAAAGCTGATTATGCGTTATGCAAAGCTGAATCGGGCCGAAGTGCAAAAAATACTCCAGTCGGCCGCAATGGAAAATGATACCTTTGCAGAGCAGTTTTACAAATACCGTGGCCTGCAGCCGGTTCAAACGGGGGCCGACAGCTATTTGCAGGGCCTTTTAAGCGCACTGAGTGAAACAACCGCAGTCGGCTTTCAAAACCTTTCAAATACTTACGGGTTTAAATTTCCAAACCGGCAAGCTGCAACGCTGCGGCAAACCTACTCCAGTATTATTGACCGGGCGATTTACGAGATTAAAACCGGCGTAACCGATTATAACACAGCACTGCGACAATCTGTGCGCCAATTGGCCGATAGCGGCATAAGGGTGGTTGATTGGGCCAGCGGCGTTACCAGGCGGGCAGATACCGCGGCCCGCATGAATATATTGGACGGGGTTCGGCAATTAAGCCAACAAATGCTGCGCTACCACGCCCAACAATATGGCAGCAATGGTGTAGAGCTTTCGGCGCATGCCATTTCCGCACCGGACCATGTAGAGGCACAGGGTCACCAGTTTACCAATGCAGAGTTTGAAAAAATGCAGTCCGGGGCAGATTTTGAGGATGTAAACGGCAAAAGCTACGCCGGGTTTAAGCGGCCTATTGGCCAATGGAACTGCAAGCACCTTGCGTTTCCCATTATTATTGGCGTTTCTCAACCGGCCCACACCGAAAGCGAATTAAACCGTTTAAAGCAGAATAGCGCGGAAAAATACGAACTCACGCAGGAAATGCGGCGAAAAGAAACCAATTTGCGCAAATTAAAAGAACGCCGCATGGCCTATTCCGCCGCCGGCAACGATTTAGACGCTATGCGCACCCAGCGCGAAATAAACGAGCAAACCCGCAGCTACAAGGCGTTTTGCAAAGAAAACAGCCTGGCACCGCAAAACAGCCGCACAGATGTGGACGGGTTTAGGAAAATATCTGTTGTTGACAAACCAAAAAATAATGGTATAATAAACATACAGAGTGATGTTATGAATAAAGAATTTGAAAATCAACGATATGGACGCAACAAAGATACAATTGTAAATAAAACGTATATCGAGAGCGGCGAATATAAGAAAAAATTTAATAGCATTGACGAAAACGCCAAAGTTCAAAAATCGTTGTATGACAAATCAAAGGAAATGCTAAAACACCGTAGTGGCACGACACTTGAGGATATGTACTGGATTGACAGTGAAAGTGGAAATGTTGTTGCGCAAGAAACAAACGGGCAAAAGGAGCGCTTAGTCGATTATTCGGCAAATACCCGAAAAACCGTTGACAGTTATCACAATAAAACTCTTATTGCAATACATTCTCACCCGAGCAGTATGCCTCCAAGTATATCGGATTTTAATTCTTGTTTTCAAAACCAATATAAGTGTGGATATATCGCATGTCATAACGGAAAAGTTTTTGCATATACTTCTAATGAGGAAGTTAGTGAAAAGCTGTATAGTATGTATGTTGAGAAATTTATAAAAAATGGTTTATCTGAGTATGAGGCACAAATTTCAACTATATATAAATTGATGAACAATTACAAAATAGATTTTTGGGAGGTAAAATAAATGTGTGAAAAATATTTGGACGATAGGGTTATTATTCCGGAGCATATAAAGAAAATGTCTCTTAAAGAAATCGAAAAAGAGATTGAAAGACTTGAAAAGGAACATGAAAAAACAATTTCTAAAAGTCTTAATTGAAAAGTTAAATAATTAGAGTTAACTCTATCCTTATTTCGGGACCGTCTTACTTAAGGCGGCCCCGTTTTTTTGCGAAAAAAATTTTTTGAACTGGGTACTTGACAAATGAAATGGCATGTTATTATAGAGATAGGGTAACCCGATAATTCCCCCTCCGTGGACAGCACGGATAATAAAAATGTTAGGAGTTAGAAAATGGAAAACATCACGGAAATTCTTAAGAGCTCCGGCGCCCAGTTAACGGACGAACAGCAGGAAAACATTGTAAAAGCTGTTATGAAAAATTACCGCGGCATTGCGGAACTCGAAAAGAAACAGGCCCGCATTGCGGAACTCGAAAAGAAAAACGGCGAATTAGCGGAGCAAATTAAAGGCTTTGACGGTGATAAGGCCAAGCTGGCGCAATTGCAGCAGCAGGTAACCGATTACGAAACTGCCGAAACCAAGCGGAAAGAGCAGGAAAAGGCAGCGGAACTGGACAAAGCCATGTTAGAACGCTTTAAGCCGTTAAAAGGCGCGCACGAGTTCTACAATGATTATACCGAAAAGGCAGTTTTTGAGGGCTTTAAGGCTGCCGTAACCGACAAACAAAACGCCGGTAAGTCGGACGCCGATATTTACGCGGCGTTTATTAAAGACAAAGATGTTTATAAACACCCGCAAACGGTGAACATACCGGCAGCAGGAGCACAATCTAACCCGGGTTCGGACGCGCTGGAAAAAGCACGGTCCGTTATGGGTTTACAAACAAAAAAGGAGTAAATTATTATGGCAAATTCTATTGCACTGTTTAAAAATTACATCAGCCTGTTAGACGAGGTTTACAAGGAAAACGCCAAAACCTCGGTGCTGGACGGCGATATGTCGCTGGTTCACGCCGGTTCTAACGCGCACGAAATTGTTATCCCTAAAATTTCTATGGATGGCCTGGGCGATTATTCGCGCAATGGCGGCTATGTAGACGGGGATGTTGTGTTGACCAATGAAACGGTGGCGTTTAACTACGACCGCGGCCGGGCCTTTACGGTTGACGCTATGGACAACGAGGAAACTGCCGGCGTTGCGTTCGGCAAGCTTTCCAGCGAATTTATTCGCACCAAAGTGGTGCCGGAAATGGACGCTTTTCGTTTTGCAACCTACGCCGGTACTACCGGCATTTCTAAGGTCTCGGCCGGGGCTACGCTTTCTACCGGTGCGGATGTGATTGCTGCGCTGCGTGCTGCAACCACCAAAATGGACGAGGACGAAGTGCCTACCGAGGATCGGGTTTTGTTTATTACCCCCACCCTGCACGGCTTAATTCAAGATATGGACACCACCAAGAGCCGCGAGGTAATGAGCCGCTTTAGCAGCGTTGTTTTAGTGCCGCAAAGCCGTTTTTATACCGCTATTACGCTGTATGACGGCAAGACCGACACCAGCTCGCAGGATAGCGGCGTAAACCAAAAGCCGGGCGGGTATGTTAAGGCCTCAGCCGGTAAAGATATTAACTTTATGGTTATTCACAAGCCGGCTGTTTTGCAGTACACCAAGCACACTGTAAGCAAGGTTATTACGCCGGATGAAAACCAAACCGCCGACGCTTACAAATTCCCCTACCGTGCTTATGGCCTGGCAGATGTTTACGAAAACAAGGTTGCCGGCATTTATCTGCACCACAAAGCTTAAGGAGGGGGAGCCATGCAAACCATTGGTTTAACCTTTCCCGAAGTTAAACAGGTAAAGCAACCTAAAGAAAGCTGCAAGGCCCAGCCTAAAAGCGAGCCGGCAAAGAAATAAAAGGGGGCGGTTAGATGTACCTTGACTACAACGATTATAAAGCCTTTGGCGGAACTCTTGAACAGGAGGCATTTAACCGCCTTTCGTTCCGTGCTGAGCAAATTTTAAATTTGCATACGCTTTCCAGGCTGCAGCAATTGCAAGCCGACCAAATACCCGAGACCGTTAAGCGCTGCGAGTTTGAGCTGATTGCTTACCTGGCAGCGCATGACGGTGACGGGGCATTAAGGGCGGCGCAATCTGTTTCTAATGACGGCTACTCGGTAACCTATGAGGCGGCTACGGCCCAGCAGGAAATTGGTAATATTATTTACGATTACCTTGCCGAAACCGATTTGCTGCACAGGGGAGCTGATTGCTTATGAATTACCCGGCTTGGTGGAACAGGGAACTAACCCTTTACAACCGTATTGAGGCCCCAAACGGTGAAATTGTTTGGCGTGGGAACCAGTTAGCCGGCTGCTTTTTAAAGCGGGTAGACGGCATAAGCAAAAACGGCAGTGTTCTTGTAAGCTCCGAAAGTGTTGTTATTCGTATTCCGGCAAAGACTAATTTTATTTCTGCCCAGGAATGGCAGCAGCGCTTAGAATTGCTTTACACTACCGAGCAAAACAAAATGGAGCAGCTATACGACGAATATGGCGCCGAAATGTTTAACCATGAGGATGTACTGGGCAATTTGTTTACCGTTCAAACCGGCGATATTGTGGTTGCGGCGCCGGTAACAGACCAATTAAACGAATACGAGGCGGGAAAGCGTGCGGCCGATTTATTTGCCAAATACAATGCTGTTGGCTGTTTTTCGGTGGAAACGGTGACGGTTAACACCGCGCATATACCGGCCCATTATAAGGTGGTAGCTAAATGACAGACTTTATAACGCCGTTTGCTAAATACATTTTGCAGTGCAAAAGCGTAAGCGAAAACAAACTGTTTATTAACGCTGTGCACGCGCAAGACGGGGTGAAACAGCTTGTAACCTCGCAAATTGACAGAGCGCAGGACAAAGAATTTGTGGACGGCAGCGTGCTGCATAAGGTGATTTTTACGATTTTTGATTTTCGCAGCATTTCCTTTAACGCTTTGGTGCAAACCATGGTGCAAAAGGACCAAAACCTTGAAAATTTGCTAAAGGTGCAGGAACTAATCGACTGGATTAGCGAACAAAACAAAGCCGGAAATTTCCCGGACTTCGGGGAAAAATACAAGGTTGAAAAAATAACAACGCCGTATTTAACGCCGTCTACACCGGCCATTACCATGACGCCGGCCCCGGAGCTTGCAAAATACAGCGTGCCAATTGAGTGCTATGTAATGGACTACACGGAGGCAATTTGGTAATGTCTAAAACAACAATATCTGTTTACATGCAAAAAAGCCTGCAGCGCCTTATGTCACCCGAGGCTAAGCGGGTAGGCTTAAATGCCTGGTATAGGTATATGTACAAATTTATTCCGTTTGGTTCCGGCCTGCTGGCCGACAATATAAGCATAGACGAAAACGGTATACATTTTTATTCCCCGCAAGCGCGTTATTTGTACTACGGTATTTTAATGGTTTCGCCAACAACCGGCTCTTCCTGGGCCAAAGCGGGGGAAACAAAGGTTAAAACCAGTACGGCGCTGCAATACTCGGCAGAGCAGCACCCAAACGCCTGCGCGGAATGGGGCAAGGTTGCAATGGATCTTTACGGTGACGCCATTATGAACGAACTGAAACAATATTTATTAAATAGGAGTGAAAACACATGACCAAAGCGCAATTAAAAACCTTTCTTGCCGGCTTTAAGCTAACCTCAACGGATGAGACAACGGATGTTGGTGCTGCTGATGTTAAGCGTAAAATGCTGGCCATTTACATTAAAAAAGGCTCCGACAGTAACGCAGCTTACGAGCTGTTGGGTTATCGTAAAGAGGAAATGTCTATTGCCTCTAACAACGATACTTCCAACCTAACAGATGTTAACGGCTTTCATTATACCGATTTTAACGGGAAAGACGAGAGCATTGAAATGTCGGAATACCGCACCAACCCGGCCAATACCAAGTTTTTGGAGGAGGCTATTAAGCTGAAAATCAGCGACCAAGAGGAGGATATGCAGGACTACAGCGTACTTATTGTTCGCGGCTACCTGCGCGATACCAACAGCAAATGCCTTGCGATTGAACAAACCGACTGCACTGTTCTGCTTGATAACGAGGGCGGGCAAAGCTATGTAACGAATGATGTTACCATTAACCTTTCCGGCAAAAAAACCTACGGAACGGTTGAGGAAATTGTTAAGGTGCCTACCTTTACACCCTACACACCAGCTTAATGCAACCGGCAGCTAAAAGCAATTAATAAAAAAGCGGCCCGCTCCTGCTTAGGGAACGGGCTTTTTTTGTGCGGTGCTTTATCGGTCAGTTATTTTTAATTCTTTTTTTAATGCGTCTTGTAAAGCTTGGGAAAAGTTAATGTTTGCTTTTTCGGCAGCGTAGCAGAGCCAGCTCGGCAAAGTGCAATTTTTCTTAACGGCTCTTGTCTCGTTTTTGCGCCGATATTCCGCAAAATCAACATCTACAAGTGTTACAATTTCGCCCGCGGCCGCTTTTATTGAGCCGGGGCTGCTGGGGATTGGTAAGGTCTTGCCGTCGTCCTCCATGTCAACGCCCATTAAGCTAATGGCGTCCCGCGCCATTTCAATAGCGTCGGTTAAATTTTCGCCTTGTGTGTTAATGTCAAAATCGGGAACATACACGGTAAAACCTGTTTCCTCTGGCGTAAGCAAAATTGGATATGCTTTTTTCATATATGGTTACCTCCATTAAATATATATTAAACTTGGGCAGCAAGGGCTTATTTAAGCCCCCGCCTTTTTATTATTGCCCTTGCAAGATTTTCTTTTAGCTCTCTGTGCCTTGGAATTGTTTCGCTCTCTTTTCCGTTGGTGTAAATATCATGCCCACCGCCGTTTCGCTTTAAGTACCAGCCGTTTCTTTCGAGTAGCTTTATGAGGTCTGCTCTTTTCGTTTTCATCATCTCCTTGCCACAATTATATTATACGCCTTTAATGCGTATTTGTCAAGCGTTTTTTAATTGATTTTTCAAGATTTTTTCGCTTAAAATGCCAAAATTGTTAATTTCTCTTGCATTTTGGAAAGTTTTGGTGTATAATTGTGAAAAAATAGGAGGGTTAAACAATGGCACTTTCAAAAAACGACGCTTATACATTTTCTACTGCTTCCGGGAAAGATTTAAGGTATGTGGTAATACAGGTTACTTTAAAAGAAAAGCTTTTTGGAACAGGCTCGCGAAACTTAACCGACTTAGAAAACATTATAAATGAACAGGCAAACAAGGGTTACCGTTTGCACACAATTGACACTTCAAACGGTGGAAGTAAAGGTGCATTAGGCGGCGACAGAATACAGGCCACAATGGTTTTTGAAAAAATTTAAACAGTATATTTTAACCGTTCCCATTATGGGGACGGTTTTTTTGTGAAAAAATAAAAAAATTGAAAAAAGTACTTGACTTTTGGATATCCATGTGATATACTATAATCACACCGAGAGAGAGGAGTGATTAAATTGAGCTCAAAAAAGAAAAAACCTACCGCCATTGAGATTGCAGAACTGATAATCCAAGCCGTTGTTGCAATAGCCGCTTTGATTGCTGCAATTAAATGGTGGTAGGCAAACGAACCGAGGGGCGAAAGCCCCTCACCCAAATGGGTGTAACTGTATTATACCACATAGAAAGGAGTTTTACAAGTGAAAAAGAATTTTTGGTTTATAACACTTTGCTTTTTTTTGATTATAGCGTTATTCACTGGTTTAAATTTACCACTTAGGATTGCCATTGCTGCCAATGCATTAATAATCATTTTAAATATTATAAGCCAAATAAGGGGGTATTTACTTGCCGGCAGAAAAGAAAAAAACGGGTAGACCTACGGAAAGCCCAAAAAGCAACGGTTACAGAATAAGAATGACAGACGAGGAACTGCGAAAGCTAAATGTTTGTTGTGAGAAAACCGGACTTTCTAAAGCTGATGTTATTAGGCTTGGAATTTTTAAGGTGTACCAAGAAGTAGTTGATTAAAAAATAGCGCAAACCGGCAATGGCTGCTTTACAGTAAGTACCACAATAACGGCTTTACCCATTCGGAAACAGTTACCATACAGCACAAAGACGGCCGGTATGATACCGTGTTGAACTCAAAATGGACCCAAAAAGGGCGGTTGTTTATTTACAACCTGTTAAAGTCCTACGGCATACTGCCCGTTATTGAGCGCGGTATAAGCGCATAAGAAACGGCCCCCGGCAGAAAAAGCGGTTGCAAAATCTGTCGGGGGCTGTTATAATAGGCAATGTGATAAGGTGAGCCTAAAACGGTAGGCGGTTAAGTCTTGCCCTCGAAAGGGGGCGTTGCCAATGGAACAAGCTGCATATATAATTTTAATTATTATTTTTGCTACTGGTTACCTGTTGACAATAAAAAAGAAATAGACCGCCCAGCCTCCAAGCAAGCGGTCTAATCCTTTTTAGATTACTTAAATGAGGGCTAACCGTCTATCGGTTTGCCTTACCACATTCATTATAACACAATTTCAGCCATTGTCAAGCACTCGTTTTTACGGGTGCTTTTTTGTTGCAAAAAAATATTTTTAAGTGGGTACTTGACAATTAAAATAGCATGTTATGATAAAAGTAGAACTATCGAAAGGAATGTGCAATATGGAACAAAACAGAAACGAATTAGGTTATAAAGGTGCAAAAATTCAGCGTTATTATATGGACGGTGACCGTTACATTGAAATTAACGCCGGTGATTTGAATTTTCCGCACCGGTTAGAGGAAGTGCGGCAGCGGGTGCTTGCTTACCAAAACAATTTAAAAAAGAAGTATGGCATTAACAGCATTGACGAGCTGGGCACCATTAATACCGGCGATTATACCAAGGATGTTGAGGAGCTTTACAAAACCGACCAGTTTATTAAAGAGCAATTAAACTACGCTTTTCAGTATGATGTTTCAACGCCGGCGTTCGGTTCGGCCTCCTGCCTTTCGCCGTCCGAGAGCGGCGAAATGGAATTCGAGCTGTTTTACAATGCCGTAATTAATGTTGTGGAGGCCACCTTTGGCCAACGCCTTGAAAAGTTTAAGCGGCACATTAAAAAGTACACCGACAAGAAAAACATTCACCCGGCCCTTAGAAAATGAGAACAACAGGGTTGCCTACAACGCTTACGGTAGGCGGGCAGGAATTTGAAATAAATACCGATTTTCGCTATATTATTGAAACAATTTGTTTTGCGTATAACGACCCGGATGTTCCGCCGGAGTACGCCGGCTACATTTTGGTTTATAACCTTTACAAGTGCGATATTGAGGAACTGCCGGATTATTCCGAGGCCTTAAAACAGGCTTGTTGGTTTGTAGACGGCGGCCGGGACTACGAGGACCAGCCAAAAAAATCGCCGCGGCTTTTCGATTGGGAGCAGGACTATGATTTTATTATCAGCGCGGTAGACCAAAGTGTTAAAACGGCCGAAACGGTTTTAGAACTGGATTATATGCACTGGTGGACCTTTTTACGCAAGTTTTCAGAGCGAAAAGAAACAAGATTAGATAATATTATTGGTATTCGTGAAAAACTGGCCAAGCATGAAAAGCTGGAAAAATGGGAACAGCGTACTTTAGAGGAAAACCGCAGCATTATTGAGCTGCGTGACAGCGAAACAGACGAATTGGAAAAAGAACTTTGGAGGTGAGCAAAATGGCGGAAGCTTTTACTTTAGATTTTGATTTTGATATTACCAAAGCCGAGGCAAAGCAAAGAAAGCTGCAGCGTGAATTTGACCAGGCACTGGATAAATTAAAACTGATTAAGCAGCAAATTGCGCAAACCACGGCAGAAATTGAGAAAAGTAAGCAGGCGCAGGCCGATTATAACCGCGTTATAGACGAAACTGCCAACAAGCTGGAGGCGGCCAAAAATGGCAATATTTCGTTAAGCTCCGGCCAAATTTTGGCGCTGGAAAGGCAGAACGCAGTAGCTCTTGCCGGTTTGCAAAAACAAGAAGCGGTTCAAAAGAGACTGGGGGAAACGCTGCAAAATCAAACCTTGCAATTTAAAAAGCAGGATCGTGCGGCCGCAAATGTTGCTGATAAAATTAAAATATCCTCTGCCTCTACCGGCCAATTCAGCAAAAAATTACAAAATGCCGGTAAATCTATGCAGCGGTTGGGAAAACGAATTAGCAGCCTAATTGCTTCGGCGCTGTTCTTTTCGGTTATTACCAAGGCGTTTACGGCGCTGCGGCAGCAGTTTTCACAGTTGCTTAACAAAGAGGGCAGCAGAACGGCCGAATTAATTACCGAAATTAAAGGCAATTTAAGTACCATTGGCATGACGCTGTATGAATCGGCGCGGCCGTATATAGAGTGGTTGCTGCAAAAGCTCGCCGTGTTTACCGATTTGCTTTCTAACGGAATTGCTAAACTGCTCGGCAAAAATGTAAATCAAATGAAAAAGCTGGCAAAGCAAACCAAAAAAACGGGGGAGGAGGCTAAAAAAGCCACCGCCTCGTTCGATACCATACAGGTTGCAGACGGCGGGGACAACCAAGGCCAAAGCAGCGGGAGCTCCGACAACACCAAAAAGCAAACGGGCGACACGCTGGCAGACTTATACGGCATGCTAATAGTAGGGGCCGCTTTGCTGGTTCTCGGCGTTATTCTAACCTTTACCAATGTGAACATCCCGCTTGGCTTAGCCTTAATGGCTGCCGGCGCAGTAATGATAGTTGCGCCGCTGGCCGCAAACTGGGAAAAATTGCCTGCAGATGTTAAACAAACTATTGCGATTATTGGCGCGGCAGTTTCTGTTGCATTGCTTGTTATTGGTGCAATATTGGCGTTTACGGGGCATTTACCAATAGGAATTGCGCTTATTGCAGCGGGTGCCGTTGGATTGGTGGCTGCTGCACCGGTGGTATGGAACAGTTTAAGCGACAAAGTAAAAAATATTGTGGCAATAATAGCGGCTGTTGTTTCTGTTGCACTGCTTGTTTTGGGCGCAATATTAGCGTTTACAGGGGTTGGCATTCCGCTTGGTATAGCGCTCATGGTTGCTGGGGCCGCCGGCTTAGCTGCGGTAAAAGCGTTAATGTGGAATTCGATATCCGATAAAACCAAAAGCGTTATTCAAACCATACTTGCTATTCTTGGCGGTGCGCTGGTTGTGCTTGGAATAGTCTTACTATTTACCGGCGTTGGAATTGGACTTGGAATTGGGCTGATTTTAGCCGGGGCAGCAAGCTTGGCGGCGGCGGTCGCAGTTAATCCGGACGGCTTTTTAAGCAAGGTTAAAAAATTTGTTGGCGCAATTGGCGGCTTTTTTGATGGACTTTGGGAAGGGCTGAAAAGCGGCTTTAGAGCCGCGGTTACATTTATAGTCGGGCTTGCAAACAAATGGATTGACGGCTTAAACTTCCTGTTAACTCCTTTAAGAGGGTTAATTTATGGCATTGCAAAAGTTTTTGGCAGCGAAGTTACTTTTGATAAAATTGCAATTCCGCACATTCCTGTTCCAAAGCTTGCAACCGGCGCGGTTCTGCCCGGTGGTTCGCCAATGCTTGCAATGGTAAACGACCAGCCAAAAGGCAAACCGTACCTTGAGGGCAGTGTTGAAAACATTGCGGCTGCGTTTGATAAATATTTGGGAAACCGCAATTTTGCCGGCACACAAAATATTAACATTAAGGCAACCGGCAGCATGGCCCAGCTTATTCGCTATTTAAAACTGGCCATTGATGACGAGGACACGAGAGTACACGCATAGGGGGGATAGCATGATAACGATTGACGGGGTAAATTATAAAGCCAGCTGGGTAAAAGAAAGCCTGGAGCAAACCGCCGACATTATAAACGGTAAGGGCTCCGGGCGGTTGCAGGGGTCTTATAACATGTACCTTGAATACTTGGGTACTTTTTTTAACCATAAGGCCCAGCTGCGGCGGGAAAACAACTGTACAGACGCGGAATGGGCCAACTTATTCTTGGTGCTTGCCAACCCGGTAAACGAGCACACCATTTCGTTTCCGTTTGGGGTAGACAAAAAAATTACCCAAAAGGTTTACATTGCAAAAATTTCCCGCAAATTGATTTTCGACGAGGATAAACACGAATGGAGCCGGGTGTATGATGTGGAATTCCCGGCTAAAATTGCGGGTTGGCGGCCGAACGGGTCTATTAGGGGGTTGCAGTAATGATAGCAATAAATTATCTTGCGGCCACTACCAAAAACTTTGGGTTAAGCTTTGGTGCCAATGCGCCAATGCAAACGGCAGACGAGGAAACCGAAAGCCAAAACCTAAAAGAAAACAACGCTATTTTTAATTTTGCTAATTTTTTCGACAGCGGGATAGACTTAACAGATAATTCCATTGTTTTTGGGGACAGCAGCGATTATTACGGCTGGATGTTTCACGGGGTAACCGAACAAACGCCTACGAAAGACTTTGAGCTGGTTATTACTGCGCTTGAAACAATAGACCTTGCAGACGGTTTAACCATTGCTTTTAACAAGGGTTATTCCTGCGCACAAATTAAAGTTTACCTTGGTGAAACACTGGCGGCCACCGTTACGGCCGGTGAAACCGATAATTACCGGCTACCGTCTGTAAACAAAATAACCTTTACCCAAACGCAAACAGACGAAAATATTAAAATCGTACTGCAGGAAAGGTACGGGGCTACCTGCTGCCCGAATATTAAAGGCGTGTATTTTGGAAACAGCATTGATATAGACGAAGTTTTTGACTATGACCATATTGCTGAAATTGACCCGTTAAGCAATGATTTGCCAATTAACGAATCGAATTTTACCGCCTATATTCCAATTGATTTTACTATTAAAGGCAGTCAAAGCGTTAATATTTTTGATAACGGAAAGCTGTTTGAACGGCAGGTGCTTTACAATGCGGAGGAAACCGAGCAGGATGTTTACGAGTTTAAAGCACGCAGCAAAATTCAGCTCGGGGCAAAAGACAAAGCGCTTTATAATTACACGACATTACAACCGCCAATGGATTGGTCAGGCGTGTTTCACTCCGCCTCCGCAGCGCTTGACGATATAGAACTGAACCTTGAGTATCCAGGTTATTTTAAAACGGAAATGCTCAGCCAATTTTTAGAACCTTGCACAACACGCAAATTGCTGCAGCAGGTAGCTTGGGCAACTTGCTGCGGGTTAGATACTACCCACAGCGAAAAAATTGTTTTTGTGCCGTTTTTAGCGCAGGAAAGCACTACGCCGGATATTGTTTTAACCAATGATGAGGAAAAGATTTTGGAAACCTCCGTAAAACGGGGCGCCGAATATTCAAAAATCATTTGGGAAATTACGAAGTACAATAGGTCGGACACGCTTGAAAACATAGGTAAAACCGTTATTACAAAATCGGGCGGCGTTTATTTTGTTAGTTTTGAAAGTACAACGCCTTTTACAGTAGCTTATGCCATACCAGGTATGTTTCAAGGGTGCTCGCCGTATTACATTGAAAGCAAGGTGGAGGAGGAAACTCCCACAAGCACCGAAATTAAGGGCCATAAATACAATGAGCAAACCGTTTCTTACGAAATAAGCACCGGCTTAAAAAGCTCGGAGGTGCTGCGTATAACCGACCAGCAGCTTTACCCGACTGACCCGGCCAAAAAGCTGGCGCAGCTTAAAAAATGGTATTCCGCCAACAACACGCTTTCGGCAACCGTGGCAGATAAAGACGGGCTTATCCGCATTGGCAAGGTTTTAAAAATTCAGCTAAAAAAAGGCGGATATTTTCAAGGCATTATTACTAAGGTGGAGCGTGACAATATTGCCGATTATCATACTGTTAGTTTGGAGGCGCACCAATGGGATTAACAGGGAACTATTTAACACCGGAGCTGATGAACGAGCTGGAAAACGGCATTTACGCTATTAGTGAGGCTATGCTGGATAAGGGGTATTCTTTTACCGGCGTGAACACAGAGAGTGTAGATTATTCGTACAACCCGGCCAGTATTAAGTCGTTGTTTAATCGCGTTGAAACCAATACGCAAATTATTGATAAAGCTGCAGATTGGGTCAACCCGTTTTCCGGCTTTTACATTTGGTCCCGGCAAAACGGTATGATTTTAAGCCATGTAAGCCGTTGGTTTGATTGGTTAGAATACAACCAACAAGTAGTGCAGGGAAAGCAGCAAAAACAGCAATACCTCATGACTACGGAAAATGGCGAAACGCAGCAGTTATATGATGTTAACAGTGAAAAAATTCTAACAAACGAGGGTTATTTTTAAAGAGAGGTTGATTTTATGAGCATTTTTAACGGAGCGGCCGCAGATATTGAAAACAACAAAAATAAGGTTGACGAAATAACAGAGGCCAGTACAAACGAGCAATACCCTGGCGCAAAAGCTACCTACGACCTGGTTAAACAGCAGGTAAACGGCACTATTAAACCAATTGAGCTAACCGGCACTGAATTAGATGTAACAGCCAGCCCGCAGCTGGAAAACGGGTTTTACAAAGCGGCGCAGAATATGAAGTTGGTACGTGCGCAGGGTGAAACCGAAAACTATTACATTCCGAAAGACGCGGTTTTTTCCGTTTTTGTTTACTACGACAGCGAAATTGGCGGGGACTACACCTATTACGAAGTGCAGCTGCTGAACAGCTGCCTGCTGGGTGAGGTTGGCGAAACAATTTCGCCATACAGCACCGGAAACCGCTATTTTTATGCCCGCGTTTCACTAATGGGCAGCATTGAATACACCTTTGCCTCTACCCTTGCCACCAAAAGGGAAACAACGCAGGCCATAAAAGGGTTAGAGCAAAAGCTGAACACTGCTGTTTTAACCGGGGCGCAGCAATTTTGCGGCGCCTTAACGGGGCTTAGCAACGGCGAAATTTTGTGCTTAAACAACATTAGCCCGGTAGAACACCAAATAGCGCTTACGGCCGGCAGTAAAAATTTGTTTGATGTAAACGGCGCTACAAAATATTCCGGACTTTCAAGCTTTAGTAAAACCGAAAGTAGTATAACAGCCAGTCAACAGGATAACAGCGAGTGGGTTAGTGTAAATATTCCGCTTACAAGCAATTTAATTGGAAAAACCGTTACAGTAAGCGCAATTGCAAAAACAAGCGGCGCAAACGAAGCATGTATTCGTGTTTTATGGATGGACGGTGCTACTGCTACCGGTTCAAACACCTCTATTATTTCTGCCCAGTATTCCGGCGAAACACCAACCCAGCTAACCTGCAGCGGTACAATAACCGACTGCCCAAAAAGCGGCGCAAAGCTGTGCCTGTTATTGTATTCTCATGCGTCTGGTGATTTAACAAGCGGTTCAAATTATAATGCCACCTATTCCAATATTCAAATTGAATTTGGCGAAACGGCAACGGCGTATACCCCCTACCTTGCCAGCTTAGCGGGCGTTCGCGTTACAAGGTACGGCAAAAATTTGTTTAACCCGGCCACTGCCGAATTAACCGGAGCGCAAAAAACGGCAAACGGTGTTACCTTTGCGGCTGCAAGCGGAAGTGTAGATGTGAAGCTGCCGGCCGGAACCTACAGCATAAGCTTTAAGCGCAACAAAAACGGTGTGCTTTATTTACGCAACGGAAAAACCGAAAGCGGGTACTTTTCGCAAATTGGGGCGGCCGAAACCTCGGCAACCTTTAACTACACCGCAGAAACCGACGGTTATTTAAGAATAAGCAGCTTTACCGATGGGTTGGAGCTAGCCAACCTGCAAATTGAGCGGGCAAGCGCTGCCACCGCTTACGAGCCGTTTACCGCAAAGGTTTACACAGCCGACCAAAACGGCAGTTTTGCGGGCGTTACAAGCCTTTACCCGGTTACTACCCTTTTGCCCGGCAGCACCGGCGTTAGCTTAACCGCCAAATACAACAAAGATATTAACAAAGCGTTTGCCGCATTGCAGCAAGCCATTATTAGTTTAGGAGGAAATTTTTAAAAATGTTTAGCTTAAAAAATTTTGTTAAAACAGGCCTGTTACAGGCCGTTGGCCAAATGGCCAACTATCAGGTAATTTTAAACGCCGCCGGTTGGCTGGAAAAGGGCGTTTTAACCGAGGCCGACTTAGCCGAAATTAACACCGCTATTGCGGCTGCCGCCCCGCTTGAAGGCGGCGACTTGGGGGAGCCGGAAAATGAACAGTGACATTTTAGCAGCCGTAATTACCGGGGTGCTGGCTCTGTTAGGTACGGCAACCGGCACCTTTGGCGGCATTAAAGCGGCCCAAAAGGTAAACGAGGTTAAAATTGAGGAACTAACCCGCGAAGTGCGGGAGCATAACAATTTTGCCAAGCGGATGCCGGTAGTGGAGGAAAAAATCAAAATAATTAATCACCGCATAGAATGTATGGAGGAGAGGATCTGATTTTATGAAAGATATTATGAAACGATTAAAATCCCCGGTGCTTTGGGTTTCGGTTATTGGTTTAATTTACGCCACGGTTTTAGTGCCAAATTACCCCCAGCTGCCGGACTGGACTGCCATTGTGGGCTACCTTTGCACCATTTTTGGTATTGCCAACAACCCTTGCGATAACGGACATTTTTAAAAAAGGAGGAAGGTTTTAATGAGCAAAGTATTTTTAGGTATTGGGCACGGTGGAACCGACAGCGGCGCCACCGGCAACGGGTTTAAGGAAAAGGACCTAAACCTGGCTATTGGCCTTGCCTGCCGCGAGGAGCTTGCCCGCCACGGCGTAACAGTTAAAATGAGCCGCGAAAAGGACGAGGCCGACCCGCTAAAGGACGAAATTAAGGAGTGCAACGCTTTTAACCCCGATTTAGCGCTGGATATTCACAACAATGCCGGCGGCGGGGACGGGGCCGAGGTCTACCACTATTCTAAAGGCGGAAAGTCGAAAGAGCTGGCGCAAAACATTTTAAACGCCATTGTAGCCCTTGGCCAAAACAGCCGCGGATTAAAAACCAAAATGGGCAGCGGCGGCACCGATTACTTTGGCTTTATTCGCGAAATTAAGGCCCCCAGCGTTATTGTAGAGTGCGCGTTTGTAGATAACGCCACCGACATTCAAATCATTAACACGACCGAAAAACAACGCAAAATGGGCGTGGCCGTGGCGCACGGGGTGTTAAAAACCTTAGGCGTTGCCGTTAAAGCGCAGCAGCCGCCCGCAAAGCCGCAGCCCTCTGCCCCCGCTAAACCGCAGCCTGCCGCCCCGGCTGGAACCCTTTACAAGGTAACCGGCCAGTGGTGCTGGGTGCGTAAAGGCCCGGGCACCAACTACGCCAAAAACGGCAAGGTTAAAAAGAACCAGGTCTACACCATTACCGAGGTTAAAACCGGGCCGGGTTCGGCCAAAGGTTGGGGCCGGTTAAAGTCCGGCGCCGGTTGGGTTGCCTTAGACTTTTTGGCAAAGAAATAACCGGCTAAAATTCAAGCCGCCGAGGCACAGTTTTTACGCTGTTTCGGCGGCTGTTTTTTGTGTACGAATTTGTACGAATATTACAAAAAAACTTTGTTTTGCCTAAAAAATCAAAAATTCTAAAAATGCTCTAAACCCGCATTATTAGTGGGTTTCTAAGGCTTTTGCTGGGTGCCGATTTTCGGCAAAAATATGCTCTAATTTTTCCCTTCGGGTCCACCAAATACTTAAAAAGTGCCTATTTTAGGCGCTTTTTTTGTTTCGTGTACGAATTTTGTACGAATTTTCAAAGTTTTTCTAATATTTCAAGCGCTTTTTCCTGCTCGGCTGGGTAAAGGTGGGCGTAGGTGTTCCAGGTCATTTCAACCTTGCTGTGACCCAACCGGCGTGCAATTTCTTGAATGTTAATACCGTTGTTGGCCAGCAGGGAGGCGTGGCTGTGCCGAAAATCGTGTATACGAATAACCGGCAGCCCGGCCGCCTTGGCGTAGGCTATGTTTGCGTTGGAAATACTGGTGTCGGAAAGACAGTGCCAGCCGCCGCAAACCCGCCAGCTATTGTTAAAGCCCTTTAATTGCTGCTGCATTTGTTTGTGTTCGGCCAAAATGGCAAGCAATACCTTTGGCAGCTGAATATCCCGGTAAGAGGATCTGTTTTTGGGTGGCGTTTCTACAATGGGCTGTCCTTTAATCTTTTGGGCCACGCTGCGCCGAATGTGCATAATATTCCCCTCAATGTCAGTCCATTTTAACGCGTTTATTTCGCCCTTGCGCGCCCCGGTGTAGTAGGCAATATTAAAAAATACATAGCAGCCGTAGCTGTTAAAGGTTTTTCGCATTGCAGCTGCGGCGGTAATGTAAAGCTTAAATTGCTCCGGGGTGTAAAAGTGCAACTTGTCTTGCGGCTTTTCAAATAAAACCTCTTTAAAATTATCTAATCGAACTAATGGGTTGCCCGGCAAATACTCCATTTTAACCGCCCAGTTCAGCATGGCGCGCAGCTTACTGTAAAAACTGCACTTTGTTGCAACCGTTAAGGGGCGCTCCTGCACGGTTTCTTTCCAGGCCGATAAAATACTTAGGTTCAGCTTGCTAAGCTTTACGGGGCCTAAAATTGGCAGTATATCGTGCTTAAAAATGCGGACTGTTTTTTCAAGGGTCGAAGTTCGCACATTATGCTTTTTATCGGCTATGTACAATTCAAATAAATCGTTTACCGAAATGTTGTTTTTTGCTGCCGGCTCAGCCTTAATCAGCTCGGTTAAACGCAGCTCGGCCATTTTTGCCGCAGCTAAACCGTAAACAGTTTTGGTCTTTTTGCAGTATTCACCGCTTGCGTTGGTGTAGCTAACAAAAACCCGGTATTGCTGCTCGCCGGCCTTTTTCTTTCCTGTTTTGTAAATGGGCATAAAAATACCGTCCTTTCTTTTACTTGACATTTTAAGGACGGTTTGGTACAATATTAACGGTAGTTTTCCAGGCTACTTTTCTTTGTACCGGCTCCGTCCGGTCGCTCCTCGCTCTGTTCCAGCAGGGCGGGGGGCTTTTTTATTTGTTGCTAAGGGTTTTAATCAGCTCAGCAAAAAGCGGCGCGTAAACGCTGCGTATGCTCTTGTAAACGGTAGCGGCCGTTTTCTCGTCGTATACATGAGAAGTTAGGTTTCTCGATTCCAGTATTTCAAGCCAGCCGGTTTCGTCTGTTAAAATTCCGTCGGCAAAGGCGGTTTTAAAAACGGCTTTGGGGCTGTTAATATCGGTGTAGCCCTGTTCAATTAAATGCTCCCGCACGGTTTTCCAAGCCAGCTCGGTGCAAAATTCAAACCGCTGTATTACGCCGTCCCGAACGGAATCAAGGTGAAATTGCTCGTAGTCGTCTATAGCCTGCTTTAACCGTTCGGTTGCTGCAACCAGCTTTGTGTACTTCTCTGTGAATTTACTCATAATAATTTTACCGTCCTTTTTAATATTCTCTAACAGTGCTTTATCGGTGCCGGACGAAACAAATACAATATCGAAAGATAAAAGGGTTGGAATTTCCCCCACGGCAGCGCGTAACGCAGCTTGGCTGCCTTTTCCAACGCCATACACGGCAATATCAATGTCGCTGCGCTCCCGGTTATCACCGCGCGCCCGGGAGCCAAACAAAACAACCTTAGTGGCTCCAAAACGCTTTGCTGCGGTTGCAACGGCGTTATATATGGCTTTCACGGCTAAACCTCCTTAAAATAATGCACTTTTTTCGCCTTAAAGGCATAGCTTGAAACAGAATCAGTGCGAACCCTCCCCAGCCTCGGTTACCGCTTACAAGCTCGGCCGATAACTTCATAGGCACAGCGACCTTTTGCCGCTGAGTATATATTATTCGATTTTGGGCGAAAAGTAAAGTGGGTATTTGATTTTTTAAACAAAAAACTTCCGGCCTCGAAGCTTCCCGAATGTTGGGGGCTCTACTACCGAAAGTTTACTTTAAAGTTGTAGCTGTTTGCTACTATCAATATTATATGCTTTTTTTCGGTTTTGTCAAGCCACTATTTGTGTTTTGTAATAATTTGTAATTTTCTTTTGCTTTTTAACTTAAATAACCAGATTTAAACATTCGTGCTGGTAAAGCCAACAGCTTTATTCCTCAACTTCCCGAATAATTAGTTTTGGTATACCAAGAATCCGGCAATGGTCTAAATTTTCGTTTTCTATTTTCTTAGGTGAATAAGCGGGGTTAATTGCAACAAGCCGCAACCAGCTTTCGCCCTGTTTGTACTCAACCTTTTTAAGCGTACCTAATTCGTCATCATATATTACTACACCAACCTGCCCGCTGTAATTTACGGTGGGTTGTTTTAGTATAAGCACCCGGTCGCCGTCCTGGTATTCCGGGTACATACTATCGCCTTTTACCCTTAAAACAAAAAATTCGCTTTTATCTCGGCCTTTTAAATAAGTGTCTGGAATGTTGACTGTATCACCCTCCCAGTTTTCAAGCGCCTGGTGTTCAAATCCGGCTGCTACTTCCCCAATTACCGGGAATGTGGTGTAATTTTCGGTTATGGTTGGTTCGGGGAGGTTTAAATTGTTGGGATAGGTTTCGTTTTGGTCCTCCAAACCCATAAGTTCGCCAGGTGTAGTATTTAAAGCTTTTGCAAAAGCAAGAATTTTAGTTTGTGTTAAATCATTTATTCCAAGTTCAATCTTGTTAATAGCAGAGCGTGATTTATAACCTAATTTATCAGCTAACTCCTGTTGAGAAAGGCCGAGTTCAATCCTCCGCTTTCGTATATTCTCATATAATGGTAGCATTTCTTTGTCACCTCACCTAAATAATACCGCAATGTTTCTTAAAAGTCAACGTTTTTTTATGTTTTTTAAAATTTTTGTTGACAAAACGGAAACTGTGTGCTATCATATTGTTGTAGCTAAAAAATCAACAAATTCCGGGAGGTGACAAAATGACTGACTCAGCAGCACTAAGAAAAGTAATCAAAGATAAGGGTTACAAATACAATTCTCTTGCCTTAAGATTGAAAATTACGCCGTACTCACTCCAGAAAAAGATTGATAATAAGACGGATTTCAAGGGTAGAGAAATTGCAATGCTTACAAAATTGCTTTCTCTTACCATTAAAGAACAGAACGCTATTTTTTTTAGCAAAGATGTAGATTGAAAAGCTACAACCCGGCTCAAAGGTGGTGATTAAATGAAAAAAGAAGTATTAGCTTTAATTATTGCTATCGCCAGGATTGCGGTTGCAATCGTTCTAATGTATTGGGCGATAAAATACGCTATGTCTGCCATTAAGTTTTTTAATGCTGGTTACGATTCTTTTAAATCGGTTACATCATTTTTTCTAACGGCAATTTCAGCAAAAACTCTGCTACATCTTTAATGCCGTTTTTAAAACGGTTTTGCATTAACTCAATAGCGGGTTTATTCAATTCAAAAGAATTTACAGCCCCATAGTAAGTGATGCATTTTTGGTCGTACAGTTCCATTAAGTCATCATAATTGTTGTCACTTAGTATGTCTGAGTATTCGCATTTTGACAATGCCGGTTCATCAAAATATCTTGCAACTTCTTTTGGTTCGCCGGCTTTTATCCGCGTTAAGTAGTTTTTGTAAATTTTACAAAGGAGCCTTTTTGCGTCTTTCGTCAAGAAAATTCATCCTTTCTTGGCAGACATAGCAAAAACATTATACATCAAGACAAATTCGGTGTCAAAATACAAAAACGCATGCAGAGCAACAAAGGGGGTGAGAACATGGACAGAAAAGAAATCAAGGCAATTTACGAGGAACTTTTTGTGGCGCTGTCAAAGGCCGCAAAAAATCAATGCTCCGGCGAGGAGTTGAAAGCAATCACCGAAGCACTGATAATGACCGAAAAACGGCTTAACACAATAGGAGGTGGCCTTATATGACCGAAAATTTTATGCCGAAAGAGTTAAAAACGCTTGAAATCGATATTGAAAATAAAATCTTTAAGATTAACGGCGAAAACTTTGGGTCAAAGTGCCAGTATTTAAAAATAGAATGTTCGCCGCCCGAATGGAAGTTTAAGGTTGTTATTACCCGGCCAATGGTGTTTTGCGGGAGCTACGACCTTAAAGGGAAAGAAAACCGCACCCTACGCGAAGTAAGGTACGGCGAAAAATTTAAGAAATAACTAAGCCGGCAATTTCTATTGCAGTAGAAATTAGCGAGGGTATGGAAACAGCGCCTTTGTTTAATATCTTTTTCCATAGCGTGTTGTTTCTTATTTTTTCAAGTAATTCGTGCGCCTTTGGGGTAATATCGGTAACAACATAAGCCCCGAGTACATCCTCATGCGAATCATCATTAAAAAGATTACTGCTTTTGCATTGCTTTAAATGATACAACAATTCGTCCCATGAGTATTTGCTTAGTGCGGTTGGAATATTGGTTTCCTCTAAATAAAGTTCCTCATAAGGCCCAATACGCTGTTCACATTCAAGCAAAATATCGCGCACGCAATCTGGATTAAAACGCATAGCTATTCACCTCCTCAATGGTGATTATAGCACAATTTGGTGTAAAAGAAAAGTAGCCTGGAACAAATGAAAGCCTGGAAAGCTGATTAAAAAGGAAAGGAAAACGAATATGTGCAGATTAAAATCTGGAATTATCTTAAAAGGTCGGGTGTTCGTACCCGAATATGACAGTCACACCAAAATGCTGGAGGAGCTTGGAATTACAGACGATTACCTAAACGCCAGCAAAACCTTTGTAAGAGCAGAGCTTTTACCGGCGGACGGTGATGTATTTTCAAGCATTGATAACTGGATGTTAAAGGTAGACCAAGATGTTGTTCCGGACTGGTACGACGAGGAAACCTACAAACCGCAGGTTATAGCAGCGGTTAAAGAGTGGGCGAAAGACCATATTCATAACGGCGTTGACGGTTTAAAAATCGGCTCCGGCCAAGGCCATTATATTAAAGATTGCAAAGATGTTGAAATCTACGGCAACGCAACGGTCAAGAACATCCGCGACAGCGCAACGGTCAAGTACATCTACGGCAGCGCAACGGTCGAGAACATCTGCGACAGCGCAACGGTCAATAACATCTACGGCAACGCAACGGTCAAGTACATCT